CCATCTGAAATGATATTAGAAGACATTAATAGCTCATTGTCGTATGTTAAATTATTATTATATAAATTCTGAACAGATCTTACTAAATCATATTGACCATGTTCTGAATCAATTTGTCTCATTTCAAAAGCATGATTCATACATATTTCAAATGCTGGAGCATATCTATTTATATCATATGCATCTGATGTGCTAATGCTTATATTAGAGTTATTATATCCATAATTATTATTAACATTAGTATGTCCTGTTAAAAAATTCTCTGATCCACTTTGAGAACTAGTATCACTAACATCATGAACACCAAAAACTCTTGTCATGAGCATATTTTGACTCCTAGATGACATTTCATGTCCAGTGTATGTACCACTTGGTGCACCACTACTGCTACCTATACCGCTACCATTTTTATGGTAATAACCTCTATTATCCCTTATCTTTTCACTCATAACACCACTAGAAGAATAATGTCTCATTTGAGCATCAAATCTATAATAAGCTTCGTTATTTCCATGGTATGTTTCAGCGCAATAAGCGCCTTTTTCATTTTGAAAAATTTCAGTAGTTCCTACTAGTGGTTCTCCTGTTAACCATTTCCTGTCTATGTATAAATAATCACCGATCTGCCCTGCGTACATAGTTGAAGAACCATTAGATAAAGGTATAGTAGCATCAGTAACTCTTGATCCATCATATAAACTGTAGTTATCTCCTAAGTAAAAATTACTAACACCATCTCCATTGTCACCTGATCCTCTTATTGATTTAAGAGTACCATCTGACTTGATTATACATCTCTTTTTAAATCTTCCTCCAGCTGCGTAATGAAATGGAATTATTTGATTTATAGAACTATCTGCTTCATAATGACCTGCCCAAGTTCTTGTATCTTGAACTGCACATCCATTATCTGTAACTCTAAATAATATATTTTTAGATGAATAAGATGCAAACTTACCTGTATGCATTTGTATATGCCAAGTTCCTTCTGTGGATCTGTGATAAGCAGAATTACCCTCTAATGCTAGTTTTCCATTAGTCTTACCAACAAAACATACTTGATGTTTATTTCCTGTTTTATTCCAATCTGAATTTATAGCAGTATCTGTTTTAGTTATTGCATGATAATTACTAGGTCTTTCATCTTGAACATAAACATTGGATAAAGTATGTTTTTCTGGTAATACTTTCCTAACATCATTAAGATTGTCAGTTCCATCCCATCCTATTATTCTACCAAAATCATAATTAGGCAAAGAATCAAATCTAATATTATGAGATACTGCACTACCATCTCTTCTTTGAACACCCCATCTCATAACAGAATAGTTCAAGCTGTCTCCTGGATATACATAATTCTGAGGTTTTAATTCATCTAAATCTCCACATACTTGAGAACTTTTTTGCATCAATGCATATGGTTCACTAGCACCAGAATGCTCGTAGTTATGCCATAAATCAAGAGCATTAGAACCGTGTTGATGTTTTTGATTTGGATGTGGAGCTTTATCTACCTCATCATAAGGAGGTGTTCTATCATACATTGTAGCACTATTATTAGTATCCACCATTGTAGGATGGAAATTATACAGCATTAAGTCCCATCTTGAAAATGAAGAATTATCTTTTCTTCTAAATAATACCCATACTTTGCAGGAATAATAAGGAAATTCATCTGATGCTCCACCTGAATTATCATGCGTAGCCATTACTTGAAAATCATCTATTCCTCTAACTTTATTACATATTGTATTTCCTTCATAATCAAGATGACCTCCACTACCATCTCCTAAAATAAATCCTGTAAGTATATTACCAACATCAACTCCATGGTTTTGATTAGTAACATTCATTGTCTTATCAGCTGCTATATCCCAAAAATCTTTAGAGCCATGCTTTCTTGCGTGATGATGATCTGTATATCCTGTTGTAGGATAATGCTCTGCTCCTGCTCCTGCTACATTAGAATCATCATCATAAACATATCTTGCTAAAGCATTATTTTCAGCAGCTGAACTATTTCCTTCTGTAGAGTTGTTCCATGTTTCTATTATACCTACTATATTTGAATTAACTGGTTCTCTACTCCATATTGTTTCATATGTATCTACCCAGTTTGTTGCTGAAAAAGCAGATGATCCAGATACATAATCATTATCAGAATCTGTATCAAGAGCAAATCTTTCTGTTCCATATATACCTCCAAACCAATGTTTGAATTTTCCATCATAAGTAGAATCTTGTGTTTTACCTATTTGACTATAATCTAATGTCATTAAAGCATCTCTTTTAGGACCCTTGTAATCATCATCTGAATTTAAACTATGATAATCCATTAAATTAATTCTATAAAAATTTCCTTGTATTGTAGAAATCCAATATACCATATGCAAGGCTCTTGATCTTTGGTCTGCAATATGTCTTTTATCTATAGTTCCATCACCATAACATATATATTTAGATTTACCTGAAGTATAACCTGATGTTAAGGGACTTCTACAAGGTGCTATTGTCATTATACCAGAATCATCTAAAACACTAGTTAGATCTAATATAGAATGTCTTTTACCAGTAGCAAAACTAGCATCTGTATCAGTATCATAACTTGTACTTACTTTATATACTAAATTACTACCTTCAGTAGCTCCTATAAAAAATGCAGGTATTCCAGATGTAGCATTACCTATATATTCTAAAACTTCACTTCCTGCTACATTATCTACAACCATGAATATATCTTTAGCAACTAAAGCAGTTTCACCTGCATCATTTTCATAATAAGCTTTTTTAGCAGCTAATAACTTTGCATCTGAAGTATCATTTATGTTTGCTATTGAAAAGCACCATCCTATTTGTGGAACCACATTTGCTGCTTTACCATGAAGATTAAAATTTGCAGCACCATCTGCATATAATACTCCTGATTGAAAAGCAACTTGTAATGTTTGTCCAGTATTCATAGTAACTTCAGAATGATATGATTGCAATTCATTAAATGCAACCTTGTTATCATGTAATTGATTAGATGCAATAACATCAAAATTCATAGGTGCATATGATTCAGATAATGGTTCTAGTTCATCATTCTCTACATAGTAATCATTATAGTTATTACCTAATTGATCTCTATCTATGTGACCTATCCATTTTGTTTTAAACTGCTCTCCTGATCCTAATCCAATATGTATGTTCTTATCTCTTGTTTTAAATGTTGATAAATTATTATGTACAATGTTAGAAGAAAACTCTCCAAGATTTGAATCACCATAAATATCTGTTAATCTAAATAATTTATTAGTGCTATAATCAATAGAAAATATATTATATTTATCTGAATCGTCTTTAAATACTGTCATATCATCTGATTTAAAAACAGTGCCTTGACCTTGTTGGCTTATAACTACATTAAATGCTGATTTATTTAAACTTAAAAATGTATCAGTTCTTTCAAATTCTATTGTATTGGATTGATTAGGAACTAAATCACATTTACCTTCCACATCACATGTTATCTGAATAAAATAACCACTTGCAATTACTGCAGTTAGATTGCTTTGACCGTCTATAGCATTTTTAGTAGCAGTTGCTATTTCATTATTTGTTTTAGCTCCACTACCCAATGCTATTTCAACTCCTGTAAATCCTTCAAAATCTGTATTTCCAATTCCTGGATCTGTTCCAATGGAATTATATGAATACCAAAAATAGTAATTCTTTTCTTCAATTGTATCAGATGTTTCTGAACCAGTAATTGAATTTAATGTAAAGAATGTACCTCCCCATTGAAGAGTATCAGCACCTGTTGATGTATAACATTTTACAAAAGTACCAGCTGTAATTAAACCTCCTGTAACATTATCACTAAAATCTTCTTCTATAATAAAACTATCTGAGTCTACTAATGTAACTTTATGGTAACCATCTATAATATCAGGATCAGAACCTGCTGTTCCTGTTAATTTTATTATATCTCCAGTAACTAAACCATGTGCTGAAGATGTATTTATTTGAATAAAATCATCATCTCCTGATGCCATTGAATCTATTGCATGAGAAGTAGTATCATTACCACTTGCATTGATAGCTATAGTAACTATATGTTTTAAAGGAGTATTGAATGATAAGTTTTTTGAAAATACAGTATCTTCTTTTATACCTCTTAAAACTCCATCTTCGGTAACAGCATCTATATTATTAGAAAATGAAGCTGCATTCCTATCTATATCTGTTTCAGATGCAGATCCATTAATCCCCTGTGTAAATGTTGCTATTTCAAACTTCTGTTTAGCCACTTATTATTTCTCCCCATAGAGTTGTTTTACCTTTTACAATCTCAACAACTTGTACATTAAAATTTCCATTTTTAAAAAAATCAACTATTGCAAATGCGTGGTTCCAATTAGTTAATCGACCACATAGCCAATCTTCATCTATTTCTATATCTTTCAAACAACCTAGACTCCAGGCACTTATAGTTCCACCTTTTCGAGTCTTAGTGAATCTTTGTAGATCATGAGTATGACCATACATTATACTTTCACCATAAACATCTATGTGCTGGAAAGAATGATATTTACCAGTAAACTTACCATGTGTAAAATTCAACTTTCCTATTTTTAAATTTTCTTTCTTATTATAAGGATAGTAATTATATCCTCTCTCTTCTAACTTTAAAGCATTATATGTTTCATAATGACTTAAATATGGATACCTTGTGACAAACTTGTCTAACCATACTTCGTGATTACCCTGAACAAAATGTCTTTCATTGCAACCAGCCTTATCTAAAGCTTTGTCAATTTGATCCATACCTTTATTAACAGCTTTAATATCCTTGTTTAATAATGGTATTAGATCTTCCATTGGTTTGGCATTTCTGCCTTTCCAATAATGCGTGCTAAAATGTTCCCATTCACCAGTATCACCTAAGTCTACATATGCGTCTGGTTTAACGATCTTGATAGCTTTACAAACTACATTAATAGCTTTCTGATCATGTACTGGAAAATGCTTATCTGGTGTAACTATTACTCTTTTGTGTATTCGCATTCTATATTTGATTCCCAATAATCAACTGGTATGTATATATATGCATATATCATCTTAGTTCAAAATGTGGAAAATCATCAAATTTGTTATCGTCAACTTCAAAGTTCATATTCCAATCTCCTCCCCAACGTAAAGTAATGCCCATCCCACGAGCCAACCCAATGACGAACCCACTAAAAAGGTGGAAACGTTCACGATCATTCCAGTCAACAGGGTAAGGCACGACATCAACAGCCCTACTAGGCTTAGCATTATGCCTACCTTTAGGGTAATGGACCTTAGTTTTTCCTTCTGAGAATAATTTTTCTTGCCTTTCCTCACTTCTGTGCCCTTCTAACACAGAGCAATCTACATGCTTGATTACTTCATTAAATACTTTTTGAAGATCTTCATGGCATGTAGATAAATTCTCTTTGCTTCTTTTACCAAACCTAGGCATTATTTATTCCTTAGTTTTTCTACTATAGGCTTTAACACCATATCCCAAACTAGATCATCTTTTTTAGATGGGGATAGTTTTATAGCTTTCTCTACAACATACAAGCCTAGCAATATATATTCCCAATTTGCACTAATAAATGATAACATTATTTTCTCCTAGATTTATTTTTTGTTTTCTTAACTCTCTTTGCTTTGCATCCACATTCAGTGCATACAAAATCTGATTTCTCATGAGACTTTTTCTCAAGATTAATAATTCTTTTCTCATGATCACTAGCAATCCGTTTATCTGAAACCTTCTCTAAGGCTTTGACAACTTGATTTATTATTAATTTTGTTGCTAATCCACCACCTATCATTTCTTTTTACCTTCTGATTTTTTCTCTAGATTATCTTGAGATATTTCATTAGCAAGCTCTAACTGACCTTGTAATTTGTAAAAAAGCTCTTTAGCTTTATTAGCTTCAGACATTTTTAATTCATAAAAGTCTTTTGCTTGTCTCATTTTTTCAGTTATCTCAGTTATCTTTTTTTCCATTTGATCTTATCTCCATTATTATGTTATTTAAAATCTCGTTTTTAGCATTTTCACAACAACTAATATACTTACTATCATCGTAATATCCTTCAAATCCCCAGCCTTTTGTTCCCATAAAGCTATCATCTTTCGCTATTTTTTCCAATTCTTTTGTGTTACAAGTGTAGTTTTTTAAAGATATATTCTTTTTTTTATACTTATTGATAATATCTAATACCCTTTTAAGCATTAAAAATTAGTCCCAAAAAATGCTGCGTTATGAGTAACTGTTGGAGTTCCACCTGAAGCTGTATATTCTATATAAGGAATATCAGCAGTAACATCATTATCAACAGTTCCTAAATAAAGACCTCTTTCAAATTGTTTAGCATCAGTATTGATTGCATATTCAAAGTAATTTTGATAGTTATCACTGTAATATTCATCATACTCAATTATAGCAAATTTAAAATCAGAACCACTGGAAAGGTCGCTTCTTGCATCTGCATTAAAACTCCAAGTCATGTTTGCTATTGTAGAGTTGGAACCATCATCTATATCATTAGTTCCAGTAAAATTTAAACAATTTGTATCCAATTCAGCTGGAGTATTAGGTGTGTCAGTTATATCACTAACAACTATTTCTGCTGAATATTCAGTAACATCGCTTGAAGACCAATCAGTTGTAAATCCTGAAAATTTATTCCAATTAACAGATGCAACGCTTGCAAAAGTGAAACTAGATTTTAAAAATATAATACTTATATCACTCCATAAAGACGATTCTCCAGTAGGAACTATAGTGCTCACAGCTCCTCTTGCTTTAAAAGACATAGATGATACTGTTCCTGATACCCCAGAACTGTCAAACCTATAGTGAGTTTGTCCCCATGACCAAGTGCTATTACTAGCTAAAAATTTATTAGCAGAGTTGTCATTAAAGAGCTTAACGTTTCCACAACATGGAGCTATAGCATTAGCCCTATTAGCACTTAAAGATGTGTTAACAGGGGAACCACCTAAACTAAAATTTCCATCAGAACTATTACGAATAGCATCAAAGTTAGTTTGGCTTTTTCCAATAAATGCAGTACTACCAAAAATACCTTCAGCATTCATTCTTGTATAATTCTCATCTTGACTTGCAGATAAATTTGTATCTAAGTATTGAGCAGAATTAAAATCTAACGCTGTATCTGGTTTTAATATTTTAGTATATTTGTAGCTTCCATCACTATTTTCTTTTAATGTATGTGTTGTGTAATATTCTAATACATTATAATCTTTATCAAAAGCTATAGGTGATTTTATATAAAAAGATTCATTTGCTATTTTAAATTCAAACTGATCATTAATTGGTTTATAGTAAGTATTGTCAACTTCTATTTTTAAATCTTTGTTAAGCTTATTAGATATATCTGAGCAAAAATCAGATAGTTCTAAATTTAAAAATGAGGTTTCTTCGAAGTCTTTGTTTTGAAATAATATTTTAACCTTATCAGGTATATCAGTAGTATTAATAAATGCAAAAAATATTTCATTTGTCGCACCATATCCACCAACTTTTTTATTATCTTTTGTAAAATATTTACCAGTACCTCCATCATTAAAAACCTCCAATCCATATATATCGCATATATTATTAGCCATTATATTTTCTATATTACTTATATTATAAGCTTGAGCTGTAAATATTATGCAATCTTTTAAATACATAGAACCACCATTAGGATATAAATTTTCGTTTATTACATAATCACCTAAATCACTATCTCCAAATTCTTCTTCTTTAGAATACCCTCCTGTTGTAATATAATCATCGGTAATTTTACCAGCATAACAATCAAAGAACGAAATATCCTTATTTAAGCGATTATATGCATTATGCATACCAAGATTAGTATTTCCGTTATTTTCGCCTATATTAGTTAAATTAAAGCCAAAATCTCTAATTACAGTAGTTTCTGTATACTTGGAATTCTGTAAAGATAAACCTTTTGCATATATATCAAATTCTATTTTACAATCGTTGAATGATTTATTTAGCTTAACAAGTTGCTTTAATTTTGTTTTTCTTAAACTTATTTCTAGATCAGTTTCTACATTAAAATCTTGCGATACTCCATCTAACTCTACATTAATTAAACTAAATTCTAATTGTTGTGTGCCTAAGTGTTGATTGCTATCAGGTCTAATGCCAATTACTTTATGTGGATTATTCCCTTTTCTTTTACCTACACTAAAAATATTTTTATCCATTAAAGATATATCTCCAATAGAAGATGTTGTATCATTGAATGTTAGATCAATATCGTCAAATGTTCCATCTGGTTTTTTATACCACATGGGAGCACCTACAGGATATAGCCTATAAGTTGTATCATCTAATTGGCAATGTGTTCTACTTAGAGGTTTCATTTTTAAAGTATTTCTTATATTTCTTTATATCTTGCTGCCAAAACTTTAAAGACTTTTTTAATATTTTATTGTATTCTTTTTTAGTCATTAGAAATTTAAACTTGCTACTCCATAGGCTATCTCATTGTCAGCATCATAAAAAAATGATATAATATCTGTTTTACTTGCAGCTGTTGTTAATGTAGGATTACTACCACCTGCAAATTTTACTGTAGCACTACCTGATGCAGCCTCAGTAGCATCTCTATCCCAAACCTTATAGTTAGTTACTGTCCTACTACCTGAACCATCTTGTTTTAATATTAAAGTAAAATTACCTGATGTTTTTGGGAATATTAAATTTAAATCTGTTATATTGCCACTTCCAAAGGTTACAAACTGTTTGTTTCCTGTTTGAAAATCTACATTAGTATCAGAAGCATTGTATGTAGGTGTTACTAAATCAAAGCCAACCCCACAACCATCAAACTCTACCCAATTTGTTGCTTCAATATTTATATTACTTGCAGCATTCATATGAATATCGCCATCTATAGTAAAAGTTAAATCTGCATTAGCAGCATCATCATCTACTGTGGTTAATGTTGTTGCTCCGTGTGTTGTAGTTACCATCCTAAAGTAATCGCCTGTATCGGCACTACTTACTTGTTGGTAATCTATTCCACCGTCTACTGTTTTATTGTTAATACCAATATTTGTATCGGCAGTTCCGTCCACATCCACACTAACGCCTATTGCTTGAGATTCGCCACTTCCCATATCATCACCATTAACTTTAGATTCTATTCCATAAATTAATTGTACGTGATTACTACCGCCTGATACATCAACTAAACTGTGCATTCCATAAACCCTATCAATCCCTGCAGCTACATTTCCTGTTCTATCTAAATCTACAACTAACCCTTTTGTTGTTCCAGATGTAGCAACACTATAATCTTTATCAATAGTTAATGTCCCAGCCATAGTATCATCAGCGTTGTTTGTTAATCTTAATTCAACAGCTGTTTCTAAAGCTTGTAATGCTTCTTTTATAGTTTGATTATCGGCAATTGTACTACCAGTAAATGTAGCTAAATCATTAGCTGTATCAGAAGCAGCTCCTACTAAAGTAAATAAATGGTCTAAATCTAATTTTGCTTTAGTACTTGAATAATTTAAACTTTCAATTCCACTGGCTGTAAAATGAGCAAATTGATTATCAGCTGCACCTCCATCAATAACTATTGCATTCGTATCATTTAATCCAAATGTTAATGATGCTTGTGCTCCTATAGCAGATAATACTTGTGCTGCACTCAAACCTTCAACCTCAGTTCCATCTATTCTGAGAAAATCATCATCTGCTACATTAGCATTGCATTCAAGTATGTTGCCATCACTAATTCCAGTTGCTTGGTCTGCTGTAGCCCCAGCTTCTACTCCTAGGAATGATAATACATCGCCTTGTGTCATTTCTGTTGGTGAAGATGCACTCCCAGAATTATTACCTAACATTCTAGCATCAGTAACATTTTGCATTTTAGCATAAGTAACAGCTCTATTATCAAGCTCAGCTGTTGCTACACCTAAATCTTTAATAGTAACACTACCAGAGGATACTAAGAAATTATCAGTACTAAATGCTGCAACCCCTTTATTAACGCTTGTCGCTTCTTCAGCTGCTATAGTAATTGTTGAAGTACTAATACTTGTATCTATTCCTTCTCCACCATTTATAGTCCAATCTGCATCTCCGCTACTTATAGTATGATTGCCACTATCTGCTATAAATTTAACTCTGTCAATATCCCCAGTATTAGAAGTCCATCCTGCGTCATTATTAAATTGACCTAATTTTATTTCATCTATTTGTTTTCTTTTTTGAACATTATTATCTAAATACACTAACTCATCTTCAGAACCAACTACATCTGCTGTTCCATCAGTTAATTCAGTTAAATCTACATTAAATGTTGTAGTTGATAAATCTAATAAACTACCTGCACTATAAGTTGTATTATCATTTTCAGGAACAACCCAAGTTCCATCTTTTCTAAGAAATTGATTACTATGAGTTCCACTTCCTGCTGCAACCAACCCAGCTGCATAAGAATTACCAGATGCCATAACACTGTAGGTTGTATTTGTATAATTAGAAGCATCTATAGTTCCTGCGCTAGCACTTGTCCAATCTATATGTTCATTAGCAACAAAGCCTGTTAAATCATCATGAGCTGGAACTTTTCCTGCTACAAGAGCAGTACCGCTCCATGTTCCTGCTGATATTGTTCCTGCATTAGTTATTCCATTATCAAATGTTATCGCATTTGTTATGTTGCCTCCAGTGATAGTTAGATCTCCAGCAATTTCAGTAATTGAACTTGCCCCATGTCCTATATCAGTATCAACCGTACCATCGCTTTGAGGTGAAAATTTTATCGCATTTCTTAAAGACCCATGAGTCATAATCGATTTTTGATAATAGGCTCTTTCTTCTCCATCTGCTACATCTGATAATATAAGATTATCACTCATGTAAGTAACATCTTGCCCTGCATCATTTTTACCAATATAATTTAGCATACAAATATAATCAGTATCAGCAGGAGATGCAGAGTTGTGATAAAAACTCATAACAGGACCATATGTACCAGCCTCGGTAGATGTTATTTGAAAACTTGGCTTAGCAGTACTTGGACTATTATCTACTATAGTTACATCACCACCATCTGCATCTAAAGTTATATCACCAGCTACATCTAATGTTAAATCTCCTGCGCTTGCTATTGTAGCAGGCACAGTTACTGTACCAGTAAATGTAGGACTTGCTAATGGTGCTTTTGTAGCTATTGAATTAGTTACTGTTGTAGAAAAACTTGCATCATCTCCTAAGGCTGCTGCTAATTCGTTTAATGTATTTAATGTACCTGGCGCAGAATCTACTAAATTTGAAACAGCAGTTTCTACATAAGCAGTGGTTGCTATTTTTGTAGAATCATCACCTGCTGATTGCGTAGTAGTCGTTGGACTTCCACCTAATGATAAGTTGCTAGCTAATGTAGTAATATTAGTTGTCCCTGCCCATGTACTTAAAGCAGTATCTTCTACATTACCCAATGATAACATAGTTTTTAAATTACCAGGAGTTATTTCTTCTATTACACCTGCTCCTGCAGAATCTCTACCTAAAATTCTATCTGTAGCACTAACATTTTGTATTTTAGCATATGTAACTTGATCATCAGCTATATGAGCAGTATCAATAGATCCATTTACATAATGCTCACTATTAATAGAATCATCTGCTATATTATCTCCATCTACAGCATCAGCAGAAAGATGAACATGATCTATACTTCCATCTGTATAATGTTCGCTATCAACTGCATTATCTGCTAGATTGTCTCCTTCAATAGCATCATTGCCTATATAAGCATGAGCAATTGGAGTTGCGGTCCATACACCACTAGTAATAGTTCCAACTTCTGTAATAGCTAATCCGTTAATATCTGCTTGAGTTTGATCTGCTGTAGCATTATCTTCAATTCCATTTAATTTAGTATGGTCGTCATTAGTAAAATCATTAGTAGTTAATCCTCCATCACCTACAGAATAAGTTGTATTTGCAGAAGCTATTGTTATATTATCAGCATCTGTATGTGTTAATGTTATATTTGAACCTGCTACAAATTTAATATCGTCAGTACCACTTCCTGCTCCACCTGTAGTATTTCTTAATATAATATCATTACTACTATCTACAAATGATAATGTAGTAGTGTTTTGAGTATTAGCAGTCATATCATCTACAAGAAGATCAATTTTACCACCAGTATCATCATATGTTACGTTTATTCTTGTTTCACTATTACTGCTAAACATACCACCAACAATATCTTGAACTTGCTCTGTGCTTAATTGAGTATTTGTATCTGGTGGTACTTGGAAATAACCATCTTCTCTTAAATATCTTGTAGTAGTTCCTGTAGATCCAGGACTAGGAACAAGACCTTGATTATCATTGTCAAATGTTTGTCCAGTTGCCCATGGTATATTGCTTTGATGTATATCTGTAGAACCTTGACCTGTTGTCCAATCTATTATTTCATTATCAGAAATTCCCAAATCAGATCTAACTTGTGCTCCAGTTCTTTTTTTAACAATATTATCACCTGTATCTACAACAAGAAAACTTTCATTAGATCCATCTCCACTAACTGGTTGCATAGAAAGACTACCAAGCAATGTAGTGTTAGCACCAGATAAGTTAATAGCAGATGTACTTCCTGATTTTATTGTTAATTCACTTGAATTGTTATTTAAACTACCAAACAATACTCCATTATCTTTTAATAATATATTAGAACTATCTGCATCTAATATTAAATCACTTGCAGCATCTAATAATAAATCTCCAGATGCGCAATCTATTTCATTGTTTGATATAGTAAGATTAGATCCAATGGTTGTGGATCCTATGCCTGTTCCTATAACTAAATCTGAGTCATCTCTATTCCAAGTAGCCATACTAACCCCTACATGTCATGTTGTTGAACATTAAAACCAGTATCTAGTCTTCCAGTATTTGCATACTTTCTAGCTTCTATTGTAAAATCTTTATAAACCTTTCTCCAATATTCTGCAACTTGTATTCCTTCAACATCTTTTCTATATAACTTTTCCATTACCTTAGCTATTAATGCTTCATGAAATTGAGCAGGTAATTTAGAATACTCAGTCAGATCTATACTTGCACCTAAACTGAATTCAGCTGCGTCTGTATCAGTACCAGGTCTATATATTTTTGCAAATTCTTTACAATAAACTCTTATTGTTTTTCCATTATTGGAAGAAGAAGGAGGGGATACTGTTTCACCATTATTAGAAGTAGTACCTAGTGCAAGTTTGCCTCTTTCAATCCACCATATCCATCCTTTACTATTTAATACAGCCATTATACCATATCCTCATCTTCCTTGTCTGGTTTTGCTTTTAATCTTTGTGCTCTTTCTCCATCTATATATACATCAAATATTTGTATTATAGAATCGTCTAAAGTATAATAAGTTTTATCTGTTACAGTATTTCCTGATACTGTATAACTTGCTTCTGATACTCTAGTCTCAGAGCAAAATTCTTTGTTTGCTTGATTTAATAATTTTATAATTCTTTGATCAGAAACCTCTGGATGAGACTCTTTTATATTTTCTATCATTTCTTTTAAAGTCATTATTCTTGTCCTCCAAACATTTCATTGTATTGTGCTTTTAATCTATCTACTCTGTTAGCTATAAGTTGAGCTATCTCAGAATCTTCCACATCTTCTATATAATCATGCATTTTAGCTTCTAATATTTTAATAGATGCATATAATAAAATATGATCATAATACTCAGCTGGAAACTTATCAACAGAAGATGTTCCATTATAAGTAGTAACTGTATATTCAGGTAAATATATATAGTATAAATGAGCTGAACCAGTAGGTGCTGGTTTAACAGTCATATATTGTTCTTGAAAATAGTATATTGGATCATTTGCAGATGCATAATGTATTGAATCAGCATCTGTATATTTATGCAATAAATTTGGACTAACTTCAGACGCTGGTATTGAATTTCTTTGAACATATATTATTTCGTGAACTTCATCTATATCTATAGCAGTACCATTAGTTATAGCAGGATCAGACCATATCCCAAATTTTTGAGATGCATCTGAACCTTTTATAGCTTTTATTTTTTTATATACATCATAACAACCATCAACGATATACTGCTGTGCCTCGGCATCAGTATAACCGTCTGTTGAACCTACATAATATCCTATTTTTGTTTTAAAATTCATATTTTCCTTTAGTTACAGATTTGGAGCAAGCCCTTTATACGACTTGCTCCTAGTTCTGTTAAACTGATTACGAAGCCTGAGTAATAGTTATTTTACTATCTACACCAGAGAAAGCAAATACATACCAATTTGTACCATCGCATACTAAATCGCAATAGTCACCAGGTGCTGCACCATCAACAAAAGTGATAGTGTCTGCATCTGCATCAGATTGTATAGCTTGAGCTGCATCGTTAGTAGCACTTAATACAGTTCCAACCATTATGTTGGCACTACTATTAGTTACTATTGTTGGTGCTGCTCCTGTAGCTGTTAAAATAACCTTTAGCTCATACCCTTTAGAAAGAGCAGGTAAGGTAAGCACATTAGCTGCGCTACCATCTAAGAAAACAGTTTTCCCAGAATCTGCTAATTGTAAAGATGTATCAGCATCTACTACTTTAACTCCGCCATTTGTTCCACCCATATAAGGTCTAGACATTGATTAGCCCTCCTTACGCTGTGATTTTAATTAACGAATGTGAGTTAATATTAGTAATACCGATTCCCTCATCAGACATATATTGATCTTTAACGCCATCATACGCATTATCAGTTTTGATATTGGTTTGATACATTGAAGCTCTATACTGTGAATGGAATAGATTATCTTCATCAACTACAACCATGTATTTGTTATATGGTCCTCTCAATGCAGGAGTAGGAATCATTTGCAACATTCCATGAGATGTCTCTAAAGTTCTATAATTAAACCCTAGAGCATCTCTTTTCATATCACCCATGTTAACACTCCAACCATTGTTACCAGCGAAACCAGAATTACCAGCTATTTTAGACCAGTAACCCAATGCACCAGCACCAACAAATGCTTTTTTAACACCTGAAGTTGGAACATATTGGAACACTTTTTCCATATCATCAACAAAATTAGCATATGTATAACTTGCTTCTGATGCTGTGAATATGTTTTGATAGTCATGAGTTGTTGTAGATTCACCATAGTTTTCGATAGCTGAAACGATACCATAAGTAGTTCTTATTTTACCTGCTCCTGAACCTGCTGGAGTAGCTATTGTTCCTACTGCTGGACCATTAATACCGCCGTCTGCAAATGTTTCATCTGCATTAGTATCATTATAACCATCACCATATGCTGACTCTTGTAATCCAGTACCACCAACACGTTTACCAAATAAGAAAGCTCTTTCTTTTTGGATTTTGTGTTCTTGTGATTTCTGCATTCTCAACCTAGCTAGTTCAGATGATTCACCTCTTAAAGCCGCTTCTAACAATGTACCAGTAATTTCAAGAGGATTCTTGAAAATCTGACAAGAGTTATAAACTATTTTAAGTTCATCTGCCCAAGCTTCAGGTGAGTAACCACCTTCACCGTGTGCATTACCAATAACATGGAATACATCATTTTCTGCTACGTCAATAGCACCGCCTACAGGCGTTATTTTAATAGATGTAGCACTTGCAACTGTTGTTACTATTGCAACACCTTTTTTAGTTGCTTCAGTGCTATCCCATACTTCAACTTCCATACCAAGCCATGAAGCATCTGCTGATGGTAAGCCTACATAGGCTGTTCCACCTGCTCCATCATCAATAGTAATTGCTGCTGATTCAGTTGCATCTGCTGCGTTAGCTGGATTTGAAGCTGCATGAAAGCTTTGCTTTACCCAAGGTTGTTTATGTTCGAACATTTTGAAAACGGGATCTGGAACATTTCTTGTTTCTTTATTAGCTATAACAGTTGTAAACGGAGTTACGTCCGTCCACAATTCTTTTACAACTTGAGGATCGATGTAAAAATTACGTCTATCCGTAAAGAGAACTCCAGATGCCGATAGATCTTTTGCTGCCATCTTATTATCTCCTAATTAACCCTTCACTCAACTGCTATATAAGCCTTCGGTCAGGGATAGATTGTTTATTATTTTTTCCATGATAGCATACTTTGATTAAATAATTGCTCATCATTCATAGGAGCTTGAGAAGTTCCACTTGTTACTGCTGTGGATTGAGGAACTTTCATTCTCTCTTCTCTTTGTTGATAATCAGCGACTCTTTGTTGAGATTGCATTTGCTCTTTTGAAGGAGCATTTACCATCTCATATACTTTAAACAAAGTTTCGAAAGATACATTATTTGGATTTTGAAGCCATTGAAGAGCTTCAGTTGTCTTATTAGCATTCCAGCCTAAAGTTTGCATAGCATAACTTCTAGCTTGGGATTGAGCCATTTCATCTCTTTGTGCTGCTTGAGCCATTGCTTGTTGCTCTTGCCTATATTGGTCAACTTTTCCATAATGATCAATCATATCATCTCTATATTTATCAACAGATAACCTATACTTAAATGAATCGCTATCTGGATCATTGTATGCGTCTACCTCGTTGTAAGAATGTGGTTTTTCAGGACGAGTTGGAGCCTGCAATGAATTCTGCTGAGCAGGTTGTTCATTGGAAGGCGATTGCTGTTCTAAATTTTTCAAGATCTGGGGGTTTTGTTGTATAGCGTTTGCAACAGGTCCCATCATGTTTTTATATTGTTCAAACTCTTGACTTATCCTACTAAGCTCACCTTGTGTCTTGTCGTTCTTCGATTGCCAGTATTCATAACGATCGGTATCTTGTTTTTCCTGCTTTGGGACAGCATCAGCATCACCTGCTAATTGTCCTATAGAAGTTTCAGCTGTTGGGTTAGCCATATCACCAGAAACACTTAAACCAGGTTGTTCAGGCGTTACGCCTGCTTGACCTATTGGTGCTTTCGCTGGATCTGTTGTTTCCATTACTGCCGCTTCTGTATTTATTACGTTTTCCATGATTCTCCTAGTTTGTCATTATCAGCAACTATTCTTCATCTAGACCTAACAATTCTTCATTCATAACATTTTGAGGATTGTCTGCTTCTTTCACCATTATATTCACTTCCTCTTTAATTTGTTTTAAATGATCGTTAGTTCTATTTTTATACAATTGAGATGCAGCTGACATCTGTGCTTCCATTTTAGCCAGCTTCACTTCAAAATCTTTTAGTTCAACACGTTTCCTATCATGTAATGATTCACGCTGTGCTGTTTGTAAATCCCCTTTTAATTTTTTAACTTCTTCTTCTAGGGATTGTATTTGGCTTGCTTGTTGAGATGCCATTCCAGCTCTCTCAAGAACACCTTCCATATCAGCAACATCTGTTTGTTTAAGTAGTTCAGTTTGGTCTATAACTCCTAAAGAATACAATTCTTTATAGTATTCAAACCTAGCCCATCTATTAGAAGGCATAGTAGAACCTGATACTACTTGAATATCATAACGACCAATCGTTACATCATTTATTCTACCTAGGATTTCGTTAGTAAAATCATTAAATACCAATTCATTTACTTTTACATCCCTAGGTGATCTATTTGGTTGAATAATTCTCATTGTTTTTTCTTCTGTATATACCCAAGGAATTTGCTGCACTATAACTTTACCAAATTGATTAAGCATTGATTCAATATCGTCTTTTTTAGACCTAATACGTCTTTGACCAAATTCATCAAGTGCTATAGTTCCTTTGTATGTTTGAGGTGATCCACCTTGATCACCCTGCATTAATGCATATATACCAAGAATTCTTTCTATATCAGCTTTTGCTTCTCTTTCATTATTATATAGTTCATTTGGAAGAGGAACAGGTCCAGCTACTATTGGTTGTCCAAGTTCTGGGTCAAATTCAACAACTGCTGTACCAGCTTTAGCCCATTCTTGCTCTAAGTTTCTTTTATCTACAGAACCTCTAGGTATCAATAGTTTTACATTAGTAGAACTAGATGCATGAGCTATTATTAAACTTCTAATTTTATTTATATACTCTTGTAATCCTTTAACTAATCTAACATCACTTTGAGGAAAAGGATTTCTATCGTGATGGTTCATGATAGGAACTATCGGATAGTATTCGATTGGTTTCACATAATCTACAATTAACTTATCTCCAACTGAAATAACACATCTTACTCTGTCACATTTAATCTCAGTTACCTGTATTAACTTATCTTGAACTAAGTCAAGAACAGATATTGGTATTATTTGAGTTGTTGAGTTAGGAACAGATCCTGGTTGCTCTTCACCTTTAAGTTGAACAATCTCTCCTGTCTGAGGATCTTGATATTCGTGAAACACTCCATTAAATTTTTCATATAATATGTTAGCTTCTTCTATATCTTTTTTAGAAGTAAGATATATAGTTTCATCAACGCTTCTTTTCTTTATTGCAAAAGCAGGTCTTTTTAAATACTCCTCATAAGCCTCTTTTGTAAACATATGCTCTCTTGGCTCATATGGATCATATACTCTGATCATAGGAGTTTTAACTTTAGTAAACCTTTCTATAACCTCTAATTCCCTGTCCTTATCCTGACTTCCTCTTGAATTACCTTTATTGTATGGACCTATTTGTTGATTGTGAACGCTGTGGTCTCTACTTGTTGGATAATCTTCTAGTAAGCTAGTATTATCTGCTTCTTTGATTATATCAGCATAATCTGGATATTGTAATAATAACTGAGATTCCATAATTTTCTTAGCTATCATAATATGATTAGCATCCTGCGCAAATGGATCTCTTGAACTTGGATCTATAAATACATCCATTGGATCAATAGATTTTATTATTATTTCACCTTTACCAAAATCTGCATTCATATCAGGGTATGCCATGAGACATCCCATTCCTTTTACATAATAATCATCAATAGCTTGTTTTAAAGCTACATTTCCATTGGAAAAATCCCATATCCACTCCATAATATCAGACATGACTCTAGCAGTTTTAACATCGCTATCCTCTCTGGCTGTAGCTTGAAACCTTGGCTTATTAGTTGTTAGTAGAGCTTTAGCTTGTTCAACTGCATTATGTATACAATTGACAACAACAGGAGATTGATTTCTCGACTTTAATGTATCTATTTGTGATTTTGTCCATTGAGCACCAGATCTAAACTCACTATCCTCTACTGCTTGTTTAGCCCACTCTGCTCTTGCCCCTGAATAATCTCGTAATAACTCTTCCGTAAGTTTTACTTCGTCATTTTTTTCTGGCATTGATTTCTTTATTAATTAGTTAACTAAAATTGTAGTTAATATAATCAGGCGTTACACAGTCATCCAAGAATCATTTGAGAATTTGTTAATAAAATTAGCATTTTCGCCATTATTAACGTCATCATCTTTATGATTAGGGGGATATATGTTTTTATTTGCATAAAACAATCCATCTAGTAGATCATCATGCTTTCCTCTGGGGTAGAGTAATAGTTCATCTTTCAGTTCTCTCATTTCTTTCTGTATATATACTTTCTTTTGTGCGAAATAAGGCTGCAATGTTTCTAGTCTGGAAGACTTAGAATTACGAGGTCTTTCTTTTATTTCCAATCCTGATATGAATATCTTCTCTTCATCACATCTTTTCTTCACATACTCTCTTAACATCTCCTGGTATCCAACTGATTCTATCCTTGTTTTAGCTGGTTTGTATATTTTGAACTGATTTATGATAGATTCAGCTAGATTCATGGGAGTAGCTCTTTTTTGGTAATATGGTAATACAAATCTATTTCCACTATTATCAATCGCAATTGAAACTATTGTACTGTAATCCGCAGTTTGAGCAGTAGAAGATGCTGGATCTACTCCCATAAATACATTAACTGCCCTAACTTCTTTTGTGGATTCATCATTTAAGGTAGTTAATTCTATATAAGCATTATTTTCTTTATGTATTAATTTTCCTTCATAATATTGAATATACTCATCTTTAAACAATTGATCTTCATCTCCAACGATTTCACAGAGATATTCTCTATAAAACACGCTAACACGACCAATTGACTCTAATTCTTTCTTCTTTTGCTTTAATTTCTTAATTGGCTGCCATTCTTCCCATAATGCAATATTCTTATGTAAATCTGGTTTAAATAGGAAGTTTTTCCACCCATCCATCTCTTTTAGCGTCTCAACAAGGCATCTTTGGTGTATTGGCGTACCAATAATTGCTATCCTGCCTTTTTTTGGATCTAATGAAGGTATAGCTGATTGCAATAACCACCTTAAGTTACCTTCCATAGCTTCTGATGTCTTTGTATTGTTCTCATCCTCTGGATCATCTACCACTATAAGAGTAGGTCTTTGATTACCATGCTTGATACCACGCAACTGCTGTCCAGTACCTTTGCATATAATCATACTACCATCTTTAAGCTGAACCTCTGTTTTAGCCCATGATTTAGCCGAATTCATACCCCAATAGCCAAATAACTGTCTAAATTGTGGAGAAAAGTCTAAAACATCCTTGATTGTACCTAATAATTTAACTGCATGGTCTTGTGTACGAGATACAAGCACAATTAGCTTAGGTCCTTTATCAAACATTATATGATATAGTGGATATACACCTCCAACTATAGATGACTTAGCATGTCCCCTGGGAGCTATGATATTTATTTGTTTTTCCGATCTATCTAGTAATGTTTCAGCTATTTCATAGTGAAATTTAGGAGAATCTACAGAAAACATATTAGGCATTACAACCTTGCCAAATAATATCATATTTTCTTTTAAACTACTGAGTATCTTCTGGTTCTTCAACTTTTCTCTCTAATTTAAGCTTTTTATCCTCTGCTTCTATCTGTTCTGTAATCTTGCTGCTAAAATCAAGCTCAACAGTATCTGTAGTAACAACCTTTCCAGGTTTCATCTGCAATAGATCCATAAAACTATCAGTAACTTTCAAGAAATTAGATATATCACCCTTAGATCTAGCTATATCCAGTGCTTCTAACTGCAAATCAACTACCTGCTCCTGCGTAATACCTTTATCTATTAGTATTTCCTTCAGTTTCTTTTCAACCATTTCTACTATCCTTTGTTTTTTAAATAATCTCCTAGCTGTTGCTGCTGGAATCTTCTGATCAGGTCTATATATCTTTCCGATCATGTCCCAATCAGGCTTATTACCCTGAATAATATCAGCTACATAAGCATTTACTGCGTTATTTGCTCTTGTAGTCCTAGCTTCCTTATCTTCCCACCTTGTAGGCTTAACGTGTGAGTATATACCAGCCTCTTTATTAGGCTCATACATAAACTTACTATTAGCTGTTACCCATTGAACTCCATGTGCACACTTAATAAACGTCTTAGTCCTACCTTTCTTGTCTGTGTAAACATTTTTAGACAAACAATCACTTACATATCCATCATCAGACACTGCAAGATCTCCTTCATCTGCATGTCTCCATTCTATATACGCATGACCTAGCCTATTAGCTTCTTCTTTCGTATATACCTCATAGCTTCTTACCTTCCCAGCTATCCTTCTTTTTATTACATCCATACAACCTCCTTAATAAAAGAACAAAAACATAATTAACATAACAAGCTTATCTATTAGCCATAGTGCTATTAATAATGTTAATTTGTTATCTACTTTAATCTACTTCTCCTACTCCCTATACAAACGTAATGCTCAAACATTACGTTTGTAAGTATGTTAAGTCTTATCTACTTTCCACGTATACTACTATATACTCTTACTTAATCCGTACTCTCCTTGTAATCTTCAGGCTTAATTTTATCTAACCTCTGCTTTATCATCTTAATTGCAATAGCCTTTTCAGCTTCCATCGCTTGCATATACTGATCAAAGTCTAAATCATCTGGCAATTCATCTATAAACCCTTGTGCGATTACATCATATACAATATATTTATCTTTCTTATCCATAAAATAATATACAAAAGGAGAGTGCTACTTTCAAAACTATATTTAGAGTGGGTGTGAAAGAGAATGATTAAACCCACACCCCCTGAATGTAGGGTTGGTGGGGTTCGATTAGGTTGAGTTGAGTTGGTTACATTGAACTTAAGTCACTCAACCCAAGTCTCACCCCACCAATAGGTGTACCCACCCATAGTCCTCTCTTACTCAGGTCCTCCCCCTGTCGTATACACGACAGCCCTCGGATCCGAGAAGAGATGGTCTATGAACGATTAACTCATTCCCCTTAGATAGGTTAGAATCAGCTATGTTATTGATAAAACCATACACACTCTTACGAGTGCTCTTGTTTTATGTTAAGATTAATTTGATTGGAGAATATTATGGATGAATGTATAACAGAAGGTTGTAATGAAGAAACTGCATCAGACAAGAACACTAAATGTATTGAGTGTATTTGGGATGATATATGTGATGATGGATATTAAAATATAAGAGCATGCTATTAAAGTATGCTCTTTTTTTATGTATGATGATGTTAGAACTACACAGTATAATCAAGTCATACATAACATAACTGTGTCATAGGTGTGTTCCTAACGGGACCTACACAAGTCAGTGGGATAACAATGTCTTGTCTAACAAAGAATCCCACATTAAAGAGTAACCTTACAGTTGCTCTTTTTTTATGTTAACTTAATTAAATGAGGATACATCATGAAATTGTTAAACAAACTTGCTTATGGATTAGGACATTTTACTACAAAAGTGCCTAAATTATCTACTGAACCAATTAAATCTATTTATAGTCATTTTAAGGAAGGTAGAGTAGACGGCAAAGCAAGAAAACAATCTGACATGAACAGTTAGATAATTAAGAGCATACTACTTGTTAGTGTGCTCTTTTTTTATGTTAAGCTAAATAATAAAGGAATATAACAATGAAACCTTGTGAAATTAGTAATATTAGAAGTGAAATATCTGCAATAACAGAAGTAATGAATCATAATCCCAAATTAAAACAAGATAATGATTTAGTAGATCAATTAAATGAACTTTATAATCAACTCGATGCAATACAGAATTTCGAATCATATAGAGAAGAATATGTAGATCCATTTCAAGTGTTAGTTAGTAAAAGTAAAATGACTCATGATTATTATGATGATCCAAATGATCCAATAATGAGTGATAGGTATTAATAAAGAAGAGCATACTTTCATTAGTGTGCTCTTTTTTTATGAATTAACAAAGGAAATAGCATGAAAAACATACTTTCACACCTTAAAAACTTCTACCATAACGACCAAGACTTTCTTAAACTTCTTGACACACTTGCTCAACTGCAAGACGACAGGAAACTTGCAGAACTTCTTGGAAAGAAAGAAAGGGAATTAAAGAGTAAGCTTTAAATAGCTTGCTCTTTTTTTATGTTAACTACAATAAAAATAGAAAGCTAATACTATGCAAAAAGATAACTGCATTAATTGCAATAAATCATATCATAAAAATAAGATATTCTATTGCAGATTTAATATGTATCCATTATGTAAAATCTGCTTTGAACATCCTTCCAACACTAATAAAACTATTTATTATCCTAATTATTACTATCCTAATATCTAAATAATAAGAGCATACTTTCATTAGTGTGCTCTTTTTTTATGTTATTGACATTAAAATGGAGGACAATAAATGGAAAAAGAACATTTGTATTGTCTATGTTGTGCAGACACTATTGACTCAATAGAGGAAAATCCTCGTGAAGTTTGTAGTGAATGTGAATCAGTAGGATTTTAAATATAAAAAGAGTAAGCTACTTATTAGTTTGCTCTTTTTTTGTGTTATATTAATAAAATATGAGGATATTATGGAAAAAACGATAAATACCTTTAAACACATAAAAAGTATCGTAAATGATTATTTATATGATTTGTGGTATAGTGAAAATGGAGAAGATTTAGAAATCAAGTTTGCAGAAAGTGGAGCAAGTAAAGAGCTTGATTTTGATGAAGAAGAAGAGATTTTAAAAGAGTGGAAGAAATTTAAAGATGAAATGGAAATATTGGTGTAAGTAGGATAAAGAGAGTAAAGGTAACCGTTATAATCGGTGTGTGCTTATATATAAGTAACTCAAATTGTGTGAAATTCACGATACTTTTGCTCTTTTTTTATGTAAACTAAAAGGAGATATAATGAAAGAATTAGGATATTATAAATCAGTATTAAATGATTACATATGTAAATATAACCCAACATTGGGTATTCATAGATTTACAATAGATTGCATAGGTAATCCACTTGAAATATCTAATCATAATAATTCAATAATAAAACCATATTTACCTTATATTAATAGTTTTACTAAATTATTGTGTAAAGGTAAAATGTGTGATAGGTATATACTTAAAAAGGGTAAGCTTGTATAGCTTGCTCTTTTTTTATGTATAACAATCGTTATATTCCTAATATCTTCTATAAAGCCAAGTAGTTTAGAGTAGATGTGTCAATCAATACCAATAGTAAACTCTATCCTATTTGGCTTCCTACTTGCTATCTTAAAAAAACGAATACTAAAAAACCCCTATTACTAAATAGCCAACTCTTTTTTTTTGTTAATTTAATTAAATTGTGGAGGGTAAAGTTATGTTAAAAGGAACCTATTGGATTATGAAAGAAAATGAATCTAATGAAAAAGTCTTACAATCAGACCCTGATTTTAAAGATAGAATCAAAGATGTAGATTTAGTTTCAATTCCTGTAAAGGACAATAATCTATCAAGCGATCCTAACCAACAACCTGATGTATTAAATACATTAAGGGATAAGTTGGAGTTTAAAGGCAACATAAGAATGTCATCAAGTGGCAAATCTTGGAATTTATTCAGAGATGAGCTTGAACAAGATGATTTATCTGTAATGCCTGTATAGTAATAATAGAGAGCCTCAAAGAACCGAGGCTCTCTTTTTTTTCGTTAACTACTAATTAGCTCTAAGGAGAAATATGTCAATATTAGAGAAAAATGCATTGAAATTGGAGAAGTTCAGAAAATTCATGCTAAAAAAAGGATATACTTATTTAACAGTATATTATGATGGAGGTGGTGATAGTGGTGAATGTTATGAAATGGAAGGTCATAAGTCATCAGATATACCAGAAGAACATGTGGCTGAAGCAGCTCGTCCAAATAAGTGGAATGATTCAACTAACGATTTTCAAAAAGTATCAGAAAAAGAATCATATTCACATTGTACTAACAATCAATGGGATGTGCTTCAATCAATAAGACAATACAATAAAGAAAATAACGAAAATGTTGATGAATGGACTTTAATAGAATGTATTAATTATGACTGGTATAATGATAATGGTGGTCAAGGCAGATTGGTGTTTGATTTAAAAAAGGGTATTTTAATTGTTTTCGGTGAAGAGAATACAAGAAGTTGTATTTTCAGAGTAGAAAAACATAAAATAAATGGTGAAAGTACATACATAAATAATGATCATGAAATGCCTCAAGCATGAAATCATGGCATCATTGTAAGTCAAGTGTTAGACATTTCGGTGGAATAGAAGAAGATTATATCAAAATACATCAATGGTTTGATAGAACTAAAGATCATTATGCTGATATAAGACACAGAGCTTTAAGGCATCATACTCTTGGTATAAAACAATGTGAAGATAAATTCGGTGAAGTTATATGTAACGCTGATAATAAATGGGTACCAGTTAGATCCATTGCAGAGCAACATATACGAGAAGACATTGGTTTTATACCATCAGTTCAAGATTGGCTTAAAGAAATGAAACCAGCTAAGTGGATGGTTAGCACAAGAAAGAACATATTAAAAACAAGAAAACTAATGTAATATGTGTCAAACAGATAAATATTTAAGCATTTGCTGTGGAGCAATACCAGATCTAAAACATATATATGAAAAAGGTAATGGTGTGTGTAGTAAATGCTTAAAATCTTCAAGTTTTTGGGATAAATACGATAACAAAGAATATGAAGATGGAGAATATTATTAGTTTTAAAGAAGAGAGCCAATATAACTGGTCCTGTAAGTCCTAATGTTAAGCTACTTAGTAGAGGCTTAGGCAAAGGAATATGTGAGGCTCTCTTTTTTTTTGTTAATTCTAATAATTGTGGAGGATAAATAATGGCTAAAGTAACAGTAATGCATATGGGTGAAAAAGAGTTTTATAAAAGAATGAAACTGATAAATAATTATTTGTCAGGTTCTGAAAGATTCTTAATTTACGAAACAGCTTCTTGCTTTAATAATCATGGAGCAAGTATTGTAGAAAAAGCAATGAATGGAGGTAGTGATGAGTAAAATGAATAATATAATAATAGATTTTCTTCAAGATGGAGGAAGAGATCTAGGATATGATGAAGATAACATGCCTGATATAAAAGATTTAGATGTTGTGCTAAATCATAGTGTTAATATATGGGAATACCATGGTAAAACCCATAAAGAATACTATGGAGGTAAAGATGAATAAATTAGCATTCTTTACAGCATTATCTAAATGTTTTGGATATATAACTTGGGCAGCATCAAATGCAGTCACATTAGTTACAAAGGTAAGCCAAAAAACTATTGATACATTCAATCCAGCTGAAAGATATGATGTGGAAATATTTAATAAATCTGAGCAAATAGACAAAAGAGAAAACATAAGTCATTCTCAATTAATTAAATTAATAAAATCAATAGATGTATTTCCATCTTTATCATTAATTGTAAGCAAAAGAAATGATCTATAATTACTTTGTAGGAGATACAAAAGGATGGGTTGAGGTCAGGAAAGATGAGCTTGCAAAAGCAAACATACTTGACCTCATCTCTACTTGTAGTTATGAAAAAGGGAAGTATGTATATCTAGACGAAGATATAGATTTCTCTTTTTTTTTGTATATATTTAACGAATATACAGAGTTAAACAAAATAGAAATTAAAGATAATCATTTTGACAATTACAATAAATATAGAGGAGGATTACAATGAGTGCAAGAGCAGCAATAATAAGAACAGTATTTAATATAGAAAACAAGTTTGACGATATAAGAATAATGAACAGGTATGAATTAAAATCTTATATCAAACAAAATAGATCTATTCAAGTAAAAATAATGAGCAGAAATTACTCAGAAAGTGATAGAATGGTATCATCAAAAGTAATATATGCAAAGAATAGATTAAGATTAATGTAAAAGTTGTCTGGCATATACAGGATCAGTTTAAATGCATCTCGAGAGCACTGACAAAATATGCCAACCATTATAAACCGAGGTGATGGAGGGAGATAGTGGTCAACAATTACGGAACAAGCTATCGAGGAAAAAGTGTAGGTTTATATAACATTAATAGATGAGGTTCAAGAGATATACTTGAGACGGAGGTGATGAGTATAGGTACCAGGAGAATGCCCTGCGTGTAGTCTATTAATAACAAGTAGTCATAGCGCTGTATTAACTAAGTCTAGTGCTCAGCCAAATTATCGATGTGGTTGTAGATCTAAGCCTCATGGGCAAGTCCCATGGACGAAGACTTCGCAAAACAGATAAGTAGGGTTACAGTTGCATTGACTACATTAATAAATTTTGAGAGATAGTGCGTAACCTGCAGGTAGACGAATGACCATAAGCTTCGCGTCATTTACTATCTCTCACAAACTTAGTCCAACTCTGAAACAAAGGAATGAAGAGGTAAGGATAATACAGGGAGTATTGCGGATGATTACTTTGGCGCCTCCATAATAACAGAGCATGCTCATTACCTGTGGGAGACCGACATATCTTTGCTCAACAGGCTCAGTAGTAGAAGAATGGTTCGCCTCCAAAGATTAAAAAGAGAATAATAACATAGTAATCGTTAAAACAACTAGTATCCTCCAGTTGAAAAAAGTTATTGTTCTCTTTTTTTATGTTATGAATTAATAAATGGAGGTATAAAATGGCTAAAATAGGCAAAAAAGAATACGATCTAAATGATCCAAAAGAATGTACTCAGTATTGGACAGAATATGCAGCTAAAATATTAGTTGGTAAAACAATTACAAAGGTTGGATATTTAAATAGCAAGGAATGTGAAAGAGATTTTGGTTGGTATAAAAGACCAATTACTTTTACATTAAATACTGGAGAAATTGTTATAGCACAAATGGATGATGAAGGTAATGATGGTGGGGTATTGCTAGTAGAATATCCAGGAGAAACTGTTGAATATAAACACACTCCAGGTATAAAGTTTCCAAAAACCTCTACATTACCTGTATTAAGTACAGACGATGTGTAAATACTATTTAAATAAATCAAGAAAATATAAAAAGTTATTAAAACAAAATAAAGATGGAGTTTTTGTAAACACAGATCATAGGTTTGTAGGTAAAGTGCAGCTTAAAAGTGGAGCTGTGCTTAATATAAAGTTACATGAAGCATACAAGCCAGGAGGACCAACTGGAACAATAACAAAAAATCCAAATAAGATGATAATTGACATTAAGGAGAAAAAATGAGCAAAATAATAAAAGAAGTTTCAAGATTAACTACAGAATGTTGTGATAGAACGCCACTTATTGAAGTTCATGATAATGAATGTTGGTCTTTATGGGAGTTTTGTCCAAATTGCCTTGATGCTTATGGTGTAAAAGAAATAGGAGATTAAAATGCGTAAATCATTAAAAACTGAAATATTGAATATAGATGGAGATTACCATATATACGAAGGTATGGGTAAATATCATGGTAAGAAATATGAAGTTCAAATAATAAGAGAAACATACCAGCCAAGTAAAAACGAAAATAGAATACCAGTATTATGGGTTGATGTTCATAAAAATTGGATTGAAGACAATGATGATGCATTTGATACTCTTAGAACAGAAATGTTTAAAAGTATGAGTGCAGCTTGTAAACATCTTGAGATTCATTTCAATTTAGATCCAAGAACAAAGAAAAAGCTAATGAAATTTAAACATTGGAGAATGTAATGAATGCAAAAACTAAGCTAGATGTATGGAATATAGATTATATAGATACAGGTGAATTCCAAGAAAGCTGGGAAGAAGTCCCTGATGAGGACTTATGGGAAGATGGTGAAATAGATAATCAGAAACAATTAATGGATAAAATAGAACATCATCTTTTAATAACAGGTAAATGGAAATTAATCAGGAGAAAGCAATGAGAAAAGACACGAGAAATGATTTATTAGTATTAATTAATACATTAGATAATATAGATGATTTAAGAGAAGTAAGGACTATGGTAAAAGATAAACTTGAATCACTTGGCAGGGCAACTAAATATAACCTTGTTGCAGGTGATAAAGTGAGAATAAGTGGAAGTCCTAAGATTGAAAAAGGTAAGATTATTAAAATAAACAGAACAAAAGCAGTTGTAGATTGTTTTAATCATCATAAAGAACATATGGGAGAGTGGACTGTTCCATTTTCAATGATAGTTAAATTAGTAAATCAAGATGAGGAAATATCAATATGAGCAATATCGGATCATGGTACGATCCAATCAGGAAAGTACCTTTAGAATATAATGGAACTAAATCTAATGCTTGGTCTGTTCAAAGAGAAGACTTAGATAATAATTCAGGCTGGAAAGAAGTAGGTGTTGTTAGTAGTAACTATTTGCTAATAAATAATATGGAAGTAGAAGAATTAGCAAAGAGTGTAACTGATTCATCAGAATTCAAATGGGAAACAGATAAAATCTTTTGGAATGGAAGACAATTTATGTATTCCATGATAGCAAAAGATTACAAAAGAGAAATAGCAGTAGGAGATGATGTTTCACTTGGTATAATGTTTTGGAATAGTTATGATGGATCAACAGCACTACAGTTTAAAATATTCTTACAAAGATTAGTATGTTTAAATGGAATGGTATCTAATGATATATTTGATTCATATAGATTTAAACACGATAGGTCATCTGAAGGATATGAAGATCAAATAATGGAAGCTGCAACGATAATAAATAACTCTGAAGATAATATAAGATATTTTGTAAATGGATTAAGAATGTTTTCAAATACTCCATTAGATATGAAGAAATTATCACATCTCAGAGAAAACTATTTAACAGGAGTACCAGTTTCTTTGTTTGGAACTATAGTAGATAAATTGTTAACTTATTCAGAGTATCCAACAGTTTATGATCTATACAATGCATCAACAAATGTATTATGGCATAAAAAGAAATCAACTAAAGCAGATTTCGATCACAATGCATATATTACAGACAGTTTAATGAAGTATTCACAAGATGCATTAAAACAAGAATATAGTAGTTAGAAAATAAGGGATAAACGACACGTCAGCGGTGAACAGCTGAGCTTAGAACAGTTCATAGTGTTTTGTTTATAAAGTAATGTCAATTAACAGTTTATCCCTAAATTTGTCGGACAAAACAGGGATGTGGAGTGGGTGCGCACGGAAGCCTAAATAGTAAACCTCTGTTAGGACACATTCCCTGTTGAAAAAGAGAAGAGAGCTTTCTATGAATTAGATCGATTAAGCTCTCTTTTTCTTTGTTTATTAGTTAAAATAATACTAAATTATAAGTCCAAATCGGAGGTATTATGGAACAAAATCCAACGGAAAATCAAATTCCTAAAATAGAAAATATAGTAGAAGATCAATCGCCTACAGTAGGCAAAATAGCTAAAGCCTTAGCTAATGCACAGAAAGACATAATGGGAGCCAAGAAAGGCTCAGTAAATCCATTCTTTAAGAGTGGTTATGCAGATCTGTATGCAGTAATCGAAAGTTGTAGAGAAATATTGTCTAAGAATGAAATAGCATTTGTTCAAGGCAATAGATTCAAAAATGGTGTGTTTTTAGTAGTTACTAAATTGATACATTCATCTGGAGAATGGCTTTCAAGTGAAATAGCTTTACCAATGCCTAAGAATGCAAACGCACAAGCTATAGGTTCATTAAATACCTATGGAAGAAGATATGGTTTAGCAGCAATGGCTGGTGTAGCACAGAAAGACGATGATGCTAATGAAGCATCTGGGATGTCACAAACAGTAAGTAAATAGGAGATAATATGGAATGGGTAACAAATAGTTCTGGAGGTGGTGGAAAAGGTAAAACAAACATATTTGTAGACAAAGCTAAGATAGCAAAAGTCGAAATCAAATATGGTGTTCAAGAAGAATGGCAAACATATTGCGATGATATATCAATTCATTTGACACTTGACATCGGAAAAGATTTCCAACCTACCATGTATATAGGTGGAAATTATAAGAAAGATGATGTTAGTGGAGAAATAGTTGGTTGGTCAACAGCATTTAAGATTAAACTATTCTTTGACGCACTTGGTATGCCAATTAAATTAGATAAAGGAATGAGTCCTAAATCAAGTAGATTACCAGCTGATGCTGAACAAATACTTATTGGGAAAGACTTTCTTAGACTAACATATGTTTCAACCAAAACTAAAAGAGATGGTGGAGCATTATGGAAAGATTGGCAAGAAACTCGTTCAGCTGCATATGATCAAAGTAAATTCAAGCAAGAATTCAAAGAAGCTGTAAGCAAAGGATATATTAAAGACTTTGCAAAAGCTACTGAAGAAGATAGTTCAGATACATCTGGACCATGGGATTCTTCAAATGAATTTGCTGGGTTGCCAACTTAATGAAAACCAAGGAAATGGTTCTTCGGTATACTAAGTATAGATTAGCCCAGGGTATAGATACTATATCATCAATTGATATAGAAGATAACTTACCTAAGTATGGTAAAGCTTTGTGGAACGAGACAAGGTTACCATCGGCTTATTCTAGAGAATGGCGAAGAATAAGAGAGAATAGAGAATATCTAACAGCTGGTATAAAAGATGTTAAAGAGATTAAATCTGCTGGAGCATCTTACAAAATATGGCAACTGATAGTGTGAAATATATCGAATTAGCAATAGGTTCTGTATCAAACAGAGCCTATGCTATTCGACCAGAACATATAGCAAAATACATAAAACCTAATCAAGAACTATATCGAAGTCTATTTATATTAGATAAAAGTGCATTTGAACACTTTAGAGACAAGGGATCTATCAAGTCTTACAAAGGTACATATGCATTAAATACTATTATATTTGATATAGATAGAGGTAAGAAAACTGGTGAAGATACTAAGCAAAGAGCATTATCATTTTATGAAACATTGCTTGAACAAGGCTTAGAAGATGATCAAATACATATATGGTTTAGTGGTAGAGGTTTTCACATAGAGATACCTAACCTTTATGGTTTTGTACCAAGTGAAAACTTACCTTATCAAGTAAAGATGACGATAGATAGTCACTTTGGTAAACTTGTTGATAATATATATGATAAAGGTAGATTAATTCGTGTTGGCTACACAATAAATATGAAAAGTGAGCTATACAAATTACCATTATCATGGCAGATGTTAAACGATATGACATACTTAGAAATATGTGAATATTGTCAAACACAAAAACAAGACTATAACCATAGCCCATTTGATGAAGAACAAGTAACATTATGGGAAGATAAGGTTCTTGATGTTAAGGAGTTTAAAGAAGAAACTAATGCTGATGTATCTAACACTAATCTAAATGCACATGTAACTTGCATACAGAAGATGTGGAAATCAGAAAAAGAAGGTGAAAGACATATAACACTACTTAGAATGGCTAATGGTTGGCGTAGAATGGGCATTCAAAAAGAAGGTGCTATAAAGATGTCTGAATATAATATACCTTCATTAGATCATAATGAAATTCTTAAAATTATAGATGATGTATATGCATGGGAACACAATGGATATAGTTGTAGTGATACAATTATGGAAAAGTATTGTGATCCAATATGTAAGTTCTATAAGAGAAAGAACTATGGTCTAGAAGTCTTAAATGTAAAAGAGTTATCTAATAAGTTAAGAGATTTTGTATCTATGGATATGGATACTAATTGCTTTAATTTAAAAGATTATTACCCAATGAATACTAACTACAGGTTTCTTCCTGGAGAATTAGCTATATTGTTAGGTGATACTAAATTAGGTAAAACTGCATGGCTTCAAAGCTTAATGGTTAAACTATCACATATGAATGTATTATATCTTTCATTGGAGGTTGGTGATTGGCTAATATTCAGAAGATTTCTTCAAGCAGGTAATGGTATTACCAAAGAAGAAGTTAATGATGTTTATAGAGATTATGACGAAGATAAAGTCAAGAAAATTAATGATAAAGTAAAACACATTAAAGTAATGACTACAAGTCCAGACATAGACTCTATGAAACAAATTATAGCTGATAATCAACCACAAGTTGTATGTATAGATACTATAGATGCAATAGAAGTTAGATATAATAATGATCCATTTACAAAGATGGAGAAAATTGTTAATAGTTTAAAACAAATAGCAACTCAAATGGATGTTATATTCTTTGGTATATCACATATATCGAAAGGTGCTTCAAGAGATATGCTTACTGTTCATAGTGCTAAAGGTAATTCAGCAATTGAGCAAAAAGCAGATAAGATCATTGGAATACAAGGAGATAGACAAATGAATGATACTAGAGTTATTAGGTCGTTAGCATCTAGAGATGAAACTGATTTTGAAATGGCATTTAAGTTTGATTATAAAACATTTCAATTCAAACCATTGGAGATAAAATGATTCAATACAAAAAAGTAGAAGATATTGAGAAGAATCAAATGGCTTGGTCTTTAATAATTCTCTGGTTATTTTCAGTCACTTTGTCTTATAATATAATGAAAGGTGACCATATAACTTTTGGTATTAGCCTAGGTCCATTAGAGACTTCATTATGTTTATCTATATGGAGAAAGTTACTACCATGAAAGCTAGATCAGCTAAGAATAAAGGCAAAAGGTTACAGAATATATTAAGAGATAAATTGATTAGCTTATATCCATCTTTAAAGGATGATATAGGCTCTCAAATAATGGGTATGCAGGGTGAGGACATTGTCCTTACCCCACATGCAAGAACACTAATACCTTACTCTTTTGAGTGTAAGAATGTAGAAAAACTAAATGTTTGGAAATCATTCGAACAATGTAAAACTAATGCTGGGGATTTAACACCAGTGCTAGTTATTAAAAAGAATAGACAAACACCAAAAGTAGTAATGGAATTAGATGAATGGTTAGAAATTATTAGGATCTTAGGAGAAAGATGAAAAGAAGAGACTCAATTAATTACTTAAAAAGACTTTATGTGTTATTAGACAGATTAATGGGAAGTTCATTGTTAGGTATTAAATATACCAAATCATTAAAAAGAGGTATTAATTCTTTACAAAAGAATAAACTATCTGTAGATAATGGAACTTTTAAAGTTAATGTGAATAAAAAGAAAAACAGGATTACTGTAGATATATCACATAAAAATGGAGAATTAATAGAGTCGCATACTTACGATCAAGATAGCCTAATAGGTGAAGATATAATAGGTGAATCATAAGGGGCTTTGCAATTACCTCCATTCCTAACTCCACACTATCACAAGTGAGGCTCCTTATGAAAATGGAGAATATATGAAACCAATATCACATGAACTAAATAGCGTTTGGATCACTGCTGATGGGAAGAAATTCCTAAGTGAGAAAAAAGCTAAAATACACCAAAGAAAACTAAGAAGTGTTAAATAATTGTTTTAATTGTGCCTATCTCAAATCAAGGGATAGGTGCAATTGGTGGAAAGTATACAAAAAATTACCCTCAAAAAAAATCCCTAACACTATAATTAAAAAAGGTTGTAAGTTTTTTAGAGACAAAAATGATAAATTTCACTCTTTGATTGTTTTTTTAATCGAGGAATATAATGGAGAATTGATTGAAAGATGAATACTACGCTGAAGAATATAGAAATTTATCCAGGAGAGAAAGATATAAAAAGGCTGCTTTATTAGCGTCAGATAATGGTAGATGTTGGTGGATTTATTTGTATGTTATGTCTTTTTATAGATATACCTGGAAAAAAGATTAGTCCCAGTCATCTTCTCCCATATCAATAGTCATATCAATATCAAAAATAACTATTTTCCATAACCATATAATTAAAACAACTAGTATTGCTATTATAGAAAGGAATATTTTCAATTTCTTATTTTTGCATATAAGGTCATAATACCAACTACTATACCTATTGAAAGTGATACAAATGTTAATATGGGGTTTAAAACCTTTAAAAAGCCTATTAACGTTGAAAAAAAGCTAGTACCCATACCTATCTCAGGGTAAGCGGATAAAACTCTTAATGTGTCCCTCATTCTATTTCCTCGCAGTCATCCCATTTTTTCAAGTCTAGCATTGGTAAAGGCTTTTCTATCATATGGTCTTTTAGTTTATCGTTTTGAATTGCTACTTTATTGCCACCTTTTATATATGGTTTACCATCATTACACCCAACCTCATATACAAATAAAATTGTTTTCCAAAAACCTACTCTTACTACTCTAGCTGGTCTATCATCAAAAATTATAACATCATCAGTATTTAAATCATCACCAGCAAAAACTTTAATAGCCTCTATAAGAGACTCAATGGTATTACGTCCTATTAGGAATAAGAAGCCTATTGCTGCCATCCAGCCATATTGACCAATAAGATTCTCTATAACTTCTTGTTCCATTTATCCCCATTTATTTTATAGTTGAATTATGAAGCTTTTCTAAATCTCCTTTAGTCACATTCATAGGAGTTTTGTTTTCATTTAAAAATTGCATGTATTCAGATTCATTCATATCATTAACATTTTTTACCATACTCTTAGCTTCTCTATGCACATTTGGATCTTCAGTTAATCCAGATGCTGCATGAGTCATTAAGTAACGAGCAAGTTCTTCATCAGACATATCCATACCTTGATATATACCTGCATCTCTTAATGCTACCATTTTTTCTTGTATTGTATTTGCTTTAACAAATGTTTGAAATCCTTCATTAGACATTAAGTCTTGAACTCTAGGTTCCCATTGCAATTCATCTTTTTTCATTCCAATAGGACTTTTGTTTTCAATAAGTTTATTCCAGACATTCATATGATCTTTAGCAATAACTTGAGCATTTTTAGTTGCTTCATCTATTTGCTCTACACCAAAGCCGAATCTATCTCTTCTTTTTTTAAACATATGATCTGGATCATCCATTACTTTCTCTGCATCTCCTGTTAGTCCATGATAATTTTCATCTCTAGCCATTATTTACCTTCCTTGCTAGATTGACCTAGCATTTCATTTGTTATACCAAAATCTCTAAGACTCATATCTTTAGGAAAGCCTTCTTTTTCTAGGGCAGCTTCTGTTATTTTTTTTAATAATTCATCTCTTTTCCCACTCCAAGAATGTCCAGGAACATACCAAGGTTTTTCATCTTGATGATACCCTTGAAATATTGAAACCAAAGCTTGCCTAATATATGGAATATCTTTATCCATATCCCAAGGTGTTTTTCTCCATTGTTGAAGATCAATTGGATCATTGACTTCATATTCACCTCTTTTAAATTTACTTAAATAATCATTTTGATTATCTTTAGTACCATATCCGAATCTATCTTTAGCCATTATTTTGGTCTCCTTGCATCTGATATACGCATCCATGCTTCAGATCTCCATAAAGCATCATCTGTATCACCTGCGTATTGTTTCAACATTTCTTCTTTTTGTGTAACTGATGCTTGCATAAACATAGCTAATTCATTTGTTCCAAAATCTTTATTGTAAGGTTGTATAAATTTACTAAAAATTTCAGCATGATCTCTTTGTGATTGACCATCAAACATTCCTACTGTATCTGCATTTTTACTAGGTATCCCATATCCAAACCTATCTTTTTCAATTTGAAGAGGGACATTTCCTTCAAGACCAGGAAATGGAATTTGCTCTCCTCGCAATAATCTTTTATATCTAGCATCTCTAGGATAAGAAGTAAAAGTCTCTCCTTCACCTTCATTTCCAAGATACATTGCACCTCCTCCTATTCCTAAACCTCCTATTACGCCTTTTAAAATATCTTTTTTAATTCCCATATAATTCCTCTAATTCTTTATTTATGTTTTCTTTTCTTTTTCTCAGTATTTCTTCTCTTTCCATTCTATATCTAACTTTATCTAATGGAATTCCTAAAAATTGTTGTAATGCTCTCCCCTCAAGCGTTCCATAGGGTTCATTAAATGTTTTATCAACAGATCTAACAAGTCTACCAAAAGGGAACATTGTGTAAGCATGATAATCAGCAAATCTTTCCCAATCTTTATTAATTAATGCAGTAAATGGTTCTGTCAATCTAGCTATTGGTGGTGTTACTATATTTAAAGGAGCTATAGGATAGGGATATTTACCGAAAAATGCCTTATCTCTTTCTTCCTTGTCACCAAGCAACCACTCTCCAGTTTCCTGCATCCAATCGTAAGGAGGTGGAAGTGTTGTGTCAAATAAGCTATATGCAAAAGCAGTACCAAGAGCCATAACGAACATGTTGATTGCAAAATCATTTTTAAACTTATCAAATTCCTTAGTACCTGGTTCAAATCCGTAATATTTAGCTTTTCTAAGCATCTCTTTACGAACTCTTACTGAATTAAACACAAATAATTTAAAACGAGATAATGTTTTTCCCAAGGCAGTTCTCATAAAAGCTGGTCTTGCAGCACTATGATATATAAACTGCGTTGCTTCAACACCTCTAAGACCTGCTTCCATAACTGCTGGATCGTTAATAGAAAGGTCTAATGCATTCTTACCACCAACTGCTTCCATGTATTCAACTGCATGTGATAAATATGCATCTCTTCTTAATTTACGTTCTGATGTTTGCATAAACCAACCAGCACTACTATCTATTATTTTATTTACCTTATATTTCCTTGCTATATCAGCAACAGTTTGGTCACTAACATTTGGATCTCTTGCTATTTTCTGACCTAATTCTTTAAAAAAGTTTTTAAGGTTTTTACCTGCTGCACCTTTAACACTGTTTAAATTAGCATCTAGATTCAATTCGTTAGCAATAAAATTCTCTATAATACCTTGTTCTGATAAATATGCATCTAAATCTTTCATTGTTTTAACTTCAGTACCATCTTTAAACTTTAATCTATAATTACCATTTAAATCTTTTATAAGATTTTCAGTAATCCATTTCTTATTATTCACTCTCCTGAAGTTCTTCAATCCAGCTCTAGTAATTGTCATTTGAGTACCACCAAATAAATTACCTGCCATAATCTTAGGGTGACCTAAAATAGTAATAAGCTGGTATTTAGCTTCACCTCTACCAACTTTATGTATTAATCTAGTTAATGCTTCTGTATGAGCATTCATTTGAGCATTATACAATTCAGGATCAGAACTTTTAAGTTTTGGATCTGGAGCATTAGGAATATCTCTAAGACCTGGTATCTTTCTACCAAACTTCTTAAAGTTATTACTTCTATTATACCATTTTATAAGAGCTTCATCACTTGTTCTGTAATATAATCTTTTCTTGAACTTAGGATCTGCTTTTATATAAGCTGGTAAATCTGATAAAAATGTAGTAGGTAATCCCATTGCATCTCTAAAATAAGTCTTTAAATATAAAGCCCAATCAGCAGTATTATCATTAAAGTCTTTACTTTGCTTAAAGTTTTCTATTTGTTTTCTAAAATACATAGATTGCATAACTTTAGTCTGGGCTCTGATTATATTCTCTTTATATATATTAATTAAATTGTGAGATCTATCCCATCCAGGCCTATCACCTGTTCTACCTCTTAAAGAACCAGGAGTATGTCCAAGTAAATCTCCTTGCGGAGTACCTTCATGAATTAACTGTTCTATTATCTTACCACCTCTACCACCATCTTGCTGTTGACTTTTATCAACACTAGTTCTAATTCTAAGCTCAGTTAATTGTCTTTCTCTTGGATCTGTAATGCCTTCCAATCTTTCTTGGATATAATTCTCTATCTCTATTTGAGTTCTTTTGTTTCTACCAAAGTTTAAATGAGGAATATAAGTCTTAGTATCTCTCTTTTTAACACCTTCAAATTTAGTGTTCTTACCAGATCTATATTGTTCTCTTAATTGTTTATCGGATTTCTTACCTCTATTATTAGATACAAATCTTTCTACTCCAAGCTCATAAACATACCTTTGTAATGTCTCAAAAGGTATTCTTGGTGCCTTACCACCTCTTTCTACGCTTGTAAATACCGCTTTTTCGAGAGATTCAAAGTTAAACCTACCATTACTACCCCAAGACAAAAAGTTTCCATAATCTTTGTATTTATGATTTTTGTCTACTGATGTCCAATCTCCTTTTTTATCAGTAAAGTAGTTTCCATTCTTATCTTTTGCATATATAAACTTATCTCCAAATTGGATAAAATCTTTAGTATATAGTTTATCAGTTTTATCTATTAATTGATCTTTAGTGTATTTTTCTTTACCTATTGTAATAGTATCAGGTAAATCTTTATACTCTTTCATAGACTTATAATCTTTACCTTCTTTTTTAGAAATTACAAGTTCATTAATACTTAATGCTCTTTTTTCATCTAATCTAAGATGTGGGTATCTTCTTATATTGTTTTCTGGAACATTTTTTAAATCAGATTCCATAGACATATTAGTTTTATGGATATAATCTTTAATACCTCCAATTGTACCAGTATATTTCTTAACTCTTTTAAGAACCACACCATCGCTAGTCTTAACATTCTCTAATGTTGAAGTAAAAAACTTATTTTCAAATTGCTGCATGTGTAAATCCATATATTCAATAGATGCTCTCCAAGCATTATCAGGTAATTGTGTACCCTTTGATGTAAATCTGTTATCCATATCCTTAATGTATTCGTTTATAGCCCTTATATCTTTTATATCAATAAGGCTAATATCTTTACCCATAGGACCATCTTTACTTTTAACACCTGAGTCTTTACTCCATTGAATAAAAAAGTCGTTAAAGTTATCCCTTATCATAGGCACTTTATCTAAATTCTTTTCAAATTCTAATACCAACTGTGCTTCTTTATCAGTAATAGCTCTAGACCTTAAGAAATCTATCTCACTATCAGGAACAAGCTTTTTAGTAATAGTTTGCCTTACTTGTTGTTTAGGAGTTCTAGGTGCGTTTGTATATAAAAAACCACCATCTTCAACTTTTCCTGTTTTAGTGTACTCGTTAAACATTTCATATATCTTTTGATGTGTGTCTACATAATTTTTCAAAGATCTATCGTGTACATACTGCGATTGAAACGCTAATCTGTTTCTTATAGTCCCACCTTCTTTATGTAAAAATGGACTTAATAACCATAAATCAAAGTAGTCTTTTAAAAGCTCTTTAGTTATCAAATTATCTTTACCATATTTCTTACTATATTGATCTGCTTTAACATTTATTCTTAAATTAAATCTTCTAACTGCATCATCAAAAAATGTATGACTAGAATTAGTTAAGTTTAATTCTTCTGGAGTAAGCTTTTCTTGTGTCCTAACAAAGTTCTCAGTTTTCTTCTTTATAGATGTAGCTTCTTTTGCTATTGGATCTAATAGTTTTTCAATGTATCTAGCTTTAGATTTATCTGAAATACCCATAGCATCCAATGCATCATATATTTCTTGACCTTTCTTAGTAATAGCATCCCATGATGTTAATTGATGAAAGTCACCTTCAAGTTTAAACCTAGAATCTTTTATGTTATGTGGATTAATTCTAAACCCAGGAGATAATTGATTTAACCTATTAACTTGTGATAGCTTTTGTTGATTCTTAATTATAGTATTTTGAACTTTTTCTAAATTCTGTACATAAGAAACAAATGCATCTTCGCCTAATAGCTTTCCTGTTAATTTACTCTTCTTTATATGATTACCTATAAAACTTGAGAAATTAGAATACTCTGATAAATCACCACTTTGCTCCATTCTTGCAGCAACTTGTTCCCATGTCATTTTAACATTTGGTTTAGTCATTTGTATTGCACTTGCTATATCTCTATGTAGTGATGTCTGAGCTAATCTCCAATGTAGTAAATCATTCTTTCTTCCAGTATGATCTATAAAATTACCCTTAGTTTTAAATCCTGTTTTTAATAATAAATCAGGATACGCTGCTGGATCTAAAGACTTAGAGTAATCGGCTGCATCAGCAGATCTATTGACCATTTCTCTAGCAACCTTAATCATTTCTTTATGTGCATTAGGTTTTAATTCTAAGATAACTTTACCTGCATAAAAACCTTTACCTGGAACTTCTGGTAATGTACCTTGATTGTTTTGGTTTTTATTATAAATAGGTATTTCTAATTTACCTTTTAAATTAACATGATCTGCAACTGCAAGTAAATTGTTCTTAGCAACAATACCAATACCCAATCCTTGATTACCTTTAGCTGCATTATCAGCAACCATTCTTCTCATAGAAGGAGAGAATTTACTTCCTACATAGCTAAATTCATCTGCTACTTCAGAATCAAACATTCCCTTTCTATCATTAGCTTTATCCTTACCATCTACCCATCTTTTATCTTTGTCAGGTCCAACTTCCCATTGGTCTTGTTTTTTTCTGAAAGCCTCTACTACTTTTTTAGGCATATTTTGATATATAAAAGTAGAGTCGCTGTCCTTATCAGCCCCACCTAGGTAAGCATTATCTTTAGCATTAGTTAATATATTGTGACCTTTCTCACCTGTAAATCCATCAAACCTTAACACTCTAGTTCCTGACATACTATCTGAAGGAACTCTTATAACTAACATTTCAAATGCATCTGGATCTTTTCCTGTCTTTTTAAATTCTTTCCAAGCTTTTCCTAATGTAGTATCTTTTCCATCATATCTTACTTTCATACCTTTCATACCATCGTTGTATCTAAAATGTCCATCCTTAACATTGTTAGATAATAAAATATGAGGATGCTTAGGAGCCATCCATGTCTTAGCAGAATATTCATACTTAGGACTTGTTAATCTGTTTAGCATATATTTTCTGTATATATCTTCAAAAAACTTTCTACCATGATGACTAGTCTCTCTTTGAGACTGAGAAAAATCTGCGACATCTAATATTCTATTGTTTCTATATATATACTGTTCATATTCTTCTTTTGAAAATGTATCTATATCTCTAAGATCTCCGTCTTTCTCCATGCTAGCCATTTTTCTAGCTAAAATTCTAGCTAACTTTGAATCTCCATGATTAGTAAATACATCGTGTATTATTTCTAAATCTATTTTATCTAAATCTACATCTTCAAACTTTTCAGATTTGTTCTTTATTATATCTTTAACTCTTTGATTTAATTCTGGATCACCTTTTATATTAGGCAAGTAAACTTCGTTCCATAATGATTCCATAGCACCAGGAGAATCTAATCTATTAAATGCACCACCTAATTGTTTTGCAATTCTTTGTTTTTTAAGAGATGTTCTAGGATTCTCGTGAGTATTAAGATTTAATCTTATGTCACTTTCTTTCATGCTAAAAGTGATAAGTTTATCTGAGCCTGTGTGCTTGTATTCACCTCTCTTTAACGCATCTATATCAAAGTTATTAAATCCATTTTCACCTAGATTACCTGTATGTTTAGCTGCTGATCTCATTATAAGTGCTCTTATACTAGTATCATTCATATACTTTTGTATTTCTTTAGGAGCAGATGCACCAGCTGCTTTAACAATCATAGTACCATATGGAGTTTTAACTACTATAACTGGCTTATTCATACCTATATTGAATTCACCTTCTTGTTGGTTTTTCTTAGTTTTAATATAGTCTAACCCAACAGACTTCATCATAGTTTTCATATCTTCTGGTTTAAAATATATAGTACCATCTGTATCACTATCATATTTTTTCTCTGCTCCAGTAATATCTTTATAAATCTCTGATTCTACATCATTAAAAATAGCAAAGTCTATTTTACCTCCTAAAGAACCTTTAGGAAGAGGCATAGATTTATCGTGATATATCTGTTCTCTTTTATTCCATTCTATTACATTCTTAGCATATCCCTTTTTCACTAGATTATGTATTGAACCTAAATCGTTATATCCAGTTTCATACATACTATTTCTTTCAGCTTCAGCTAATACATTAGACTTCCAAGCCTTTTCATGTAAATCTCTTAATGCTTCTGGATTCTTTCTTGCATTAGGATAATACTTTATAAAATGCTCTAAACTTTTATTAAAGCTATCTTTTAATTCTTTCCTAGTAGTATGACCACCTCTGGCTAATGCATCTATTAATCTCTCTACAGTATATAAATCTTTATCTCCATGATATTTTCTAACTGTAAGAACTCCCTTATCTTTAATACCTCCGAATATATATCTATCATGTTGATCTAACTTAACATCAACTTTCCATTGAGCTTCTTTAGTCCATTTTCTAACAGACTCTGGAGCCCAAGGTGTTCCACCTGTAGAATCAGTATTTAATGGTTTAGCTCTACCAGTAGCTTTTCCATTCTTCATTTCAAACACAGTATCAAATGTTATATACTCTGTATTTTCTAATATATCAGCAGGTCTGTTAACTCTTCTATCTCCTATTTGAGCATTCTCAACTAGACCATTAACACCTATTTTATTAACATCAATACCACCTATAACATCTATTTCTGTTTTACCATTCTTAACAGTATATGTAATTGCAAATACATTCTTTAAACTCTCTCTTTCCTTCATATTTTTAAGATTAGTATTCTCTGGTACTTCAGATTTATTAGGTGTTGTATCGTTAGGATTCTCTCGTTTATCAAAATTGTTATTTAACTGATCTACTATATCTTTATGAACATAAAACTTATGTCCTTTACCTTCTACATATGTTAAATAAAAATCTTTAGCTTGAGCTCTGTATTCAGCATCAATCATGTCTTGAGTAGGTCTTTCATTTTTACCTAAACCTTCTGAATATTTAATATTCTCTTCAACCATGGAATCAACTGCATCTTTATCAAATCCAAATGCTTCCATGTTTCTTCTGTAGTAATTCTTTGCATTACGAGTTACTTCTGAGTTTATATAATCTTTAGCACCCTTAGAATAATCTCCATAGTTAGGATGTTCCTCTGGTCTAAATATATATTTCTTATCACCATTATACATTAAATCTTTAATGAATTTACCACCTTCTGTTTCAACAGCAGGTCTTGCATTATATCCAAAAAAACCACCTAGTAATGTTTGATATACAACCATTTCAATAGGTTCATCTTGCAAGTATGTAGGAAGACCTAACATAGCTGCACCAACAGCACCTTTTAATTGCTGTTCTCCCTTTCTATATTCTAATGGATTTTTAGATTTAAGGTAATTATTAGTAATACGAAGTTGACCTAATCCACCAAATGCACCACCTGCTATAGCACCATGTACACCAGAATCTATAATTGCATCTGTTCCTTTCCATATACTAGATACAGCACTTGCTGCACCAAGATGAACAGCTTGATCAAACGCTGCTCTTGGACCTGCACCTTTCTTCATAAACTCTAAGGTATCTATAGCTGTTTTCTTTAATAGCTTATCAGATCCTTTCTTAACAAAATCTCCACCCATCATAGGTATTGACCAATGATTAGCTTTACCTGCTATTGCAGCTCCTTGATTTAAATATTTAGGTACAGTAGTTGCACCAAGCTTAGTTAAACCTTTGGCACCTAATGATAAAGGACCTGCTATAATATTTGGAGCAAAACCTGCTAAATGTCCAAGGGAGTGAGCTATTGCTTCATAGGTAGTCTTAGGCTCTTTACCACTTAATTTACCTACAGGTAATGTAGTAAATCCTTCTAAGAACCCTAACTGTATTTGTTGTAATGATTTGCGAAGACTAAAATCATCAGTCTTTCTTTTAAAAGGTATGTCCTGTTGGTTAGCTAACTCCTGTAACTCATCTACTTGTTCATCTGAAAACAAATGCGAGTTGTATCTATATTGTCTAACAAGATCGAATACTCTCTCGTTATATTTAGACATTTATTATCCCCTATAAGCTATCAATTAAAAATTATCTAAATAATCTTGATATGTTCTAGGAGACATACTCATAGAACCAGTGCCTAATCTATTACTCATTCCTAATTGTAATAAATTAGGACTACCTTCTCTTGGTAGTGGTAACCTTGGAGTAGGAGGTCCTAATCTTAAAGCAGGAGATCCTAATCTTGGAGCACCTGATCCTAACAATAATGTATCTCTTCCTTTATTTATATCTGACATTTTATTCCCAGCAGCCTTAGCACCTTTTCTTGTTTTCCATAAAGTGTTTGCTCCTTTTACTGCTGCTATTCCATATTTAAAAGGTACTGCAAATCCTGCCGCTGTACCGATATTACCCCATGTTTTATCAAGGCTTGATTCACCAAAGTATTCTTCTCCTATTGAAGTAGGTCTCCATTTATCAGGAACAAGTCCTAATGTTGCTGAATCTGCAAAATCAAATAATGCTTTTCTAACTGGTTTAGATTTTGGTGTTAGATCTGTACCAAATTGGGCAGCTAACATAGCTACATTTTCTAAATCTTTTCTAGGTAAATAATCTAAATCACCTCTGTTAAATCTATCTGTTAATTCACGAACAGCTTTAAGTTGTCTGTATTGAGGTGTGAAAGATTCTGGGGATACATTTATTCCTGCCATATTAAAATCCTTGTTGTGTAATTTTTATTAAATCCAATAAACTATTATAATCCATTCCTTCAGGATTATTAAGATAACCACTTTGAATCATTTGATTTAAAGTATTCATATCCATACCTTTTAAATCTTCTGGTAATATCTCATCATATTCTGGTTTACCACCAGCATAATCTTCATCTGTTGGAGCCCAAGGGTTAAGTCTTTGATTCCATCTTTGTCCCAATCCAGTTGTCCAATCATCATAAGATTTTCCACCAAATAAAACATCTCCAAGACCTAAATCTTGTTTTTCTTTAACATCTTTTAATTTTTCATTAAAGTCAGATTTTTGTTTCTGTATATTAGCCCACTTACCTAATACATTTTGCTGAGCATCATAATTGCCTTTAGTAATATCCCAAAGATTGTTATACTGAGTCTTTTTAAAATCTAAATCAGCAGTAAATTTCTCATCTTGTGATCTTCTATTTCTCTCAGCTTCTGCTGCTCCGTATATATAATCTCCTATTGCCATACTTCTCCTTTAAAATATTAATTAAACATTGGACTATTTCTATATACCATATTTAATGGATTTCCTCCACCACCATATGAATAAATAGAACTACTTAATCCAGAAACATTTCCAGATTGTACAAAATTATTATTAAAAACTGGCGAAGAATCATTACTTGATCCTTGAAAATTACCACCGCCATAATGATTACTAAACGCATTGTTTAATAAATTATTACCACTAAATCCACCTTTAATTCCTTGTCCTGCATTTTGTGCAAATGATTTAACACCACTTAAAAGTCCGCCACCTCCTCCAGCTTTAGGCACTATAGCTTCAGATAGTTTACCACCTATAGCTCCTATAGAGGGACCTAAAAATCCTCCCATTAAACCACCAGCAAAGCTTAATTTAGCTGATTTAGCTTGTTGTCTAGCTTGTTGGTTAGCTTGTGCTCTTTGTCTAAATAAAGAATTAAGTGAATTCCTTAAACTCCCAGACTGAGCTTGCATTTGACCAGCTTGTGATAAAAAACTACCTGCTTGACCTTGCTGAGCCATCATTTGATTAGCGTAATTCTTTTGAACTTGATTTCTAATCATACCAGAACTATCCATACCTGCTGGTGTAAACGCTTGTCCAGATCTTGCAGCTTGTCTTTGTGATAATACCCCTTGATTAGCTTGTATATCAAATGCATCTTCCATAGCATTCTGCTTAAACATTTGATTTCTATTGCTAGTTGGATCCCATAATTGTTGAGACCGCATAAAAGAAGTATTAGAATAATCAGCTAATTGATTAGCATTACCTGCTTGACCGTATTTATCTATTGGACTGTTATCTATTACTGGACTAAATAATCCCATCTTACCTCTTTTCTATCATTGTAAAACCAGAAAGCTCAAACCAACCTTCATCTGTTCTTACTTCAATTGCGACTGTTCTATCTGATTTTTTGTTAACTCTTATATTACCTGCTTTACCAGAACCTTCTGAGAAAGTATCATCAGAAGCTACATTTACAGCGTCTATTAATTCATTAATATCGTCATAAATGCTATTTATTACAAGTTGTAATTTAGGATCATCTACTCTTGGAGCTATTTTTTTACTTTTAGACACTATCTAGTCCTCTTATCTATATAGTCTATCATGATACTATCCACTACTCCTTTTTGATTCTGCAGCATAACTTGTATGTTTTTACCTTTACACTTGCTAGGTAATTTAATAACAGGTGCTATATTAAATACTCTCTGTCCTTCAAGACCTGTTGTAGATCCAGTAGAAGAATCAAATGTGTGTTCTACTGCTGTTGTTCCTAGTTGTGCTCTTGTAACTGTCAGTGTAAATCCACTAACAGCTGTAACAAGCATTATCTCATCTTCTATCATAATATAACTATTGACAGGAGGAACTAATCCTTCAATCTTAGATGTGTTAGCATTTTTACCTTTCAGTGTAAATGATGTAGCACTATTAGATATTGTAGCACTCACAAATCCACCTGTAAATGATTTAACGTGTTTATTAGTTAATACTGTTAGTTGTTGTAAATCTCCATCTACATATACAGCCATATCATCATTCCATTTTGGAGGTGTTGATATTGTGCTTAGTATAGTAGATCCAAGTGTACTTATCCTGTGAAATCTTTTATCATTAGTAACATTTGTAATTGCTAACTTCTTACTTAACCATTTCCAATCCCTAGATGTTGTATCTTTTTTATAGTTATATAAGTAAGAGTTATTTGCAATTAATATATCACCATCTTTACCTTGGACAGCTTTTAATACCTTAGGAGCTTCCCAGTAATCCCATCTATTTCTACTTATATTATAAACCCAAGCCATTGGTATATTAGTAGAATAATCTGTATCAGAAACACCATATACAAAACATACGAATGAATTAGATTGTCCATCATAAAATATAAATGGATCTATATTCGCTGTATTCTCTGATATTTTAACTGACTCTTGCCATCCTATATCTATGCCTTCATATGTTGATATTGATAGTATATTGTTAGCTATAGGAGTAGACCTTGTACCATCGTGTAAATAAACATTGTTTTTATCTGCAAAACACATCCCAAACTCTGTAACACAAATTGAATCTTTATTTAAACAACCTACACCTTCAAACTTATCCTCTACAAACATTTGTGTTGGATTTATTCTATATATGTTAGATCTATCAAAAGCCCATATTTTACCAGCAAATGATTCTATTGCTACAGGTTTAGAGTCTAATACTAAATAGTCTTTAGTGTAATCAAACTGACTAAAGTTTCCTGGTTTAGATTTAAATATATACTTAGATGAATCATCTATTTCTGGATGATATGCTTTTGCTACAAATAAAGTATCATCTAATACAGTAGACATTTCATAGTTTAAACTAGTGTTTGTAATATCCTCACTAATACCTGTTAATGCTGTATAAGAAGAGAATCTTTTATCATCTCTAAATGACCTAACATAGTTACCATCTGTATCTAAAGCCCAGTCTTTTGCATCCAATTCTAATTCCTTAACCATTCTGTATAAATCATTGTTTGTATTTTTTCTATATATAACTATATGAGAAACTCTTTTGCTTAATAAGTTTGTATTCAATAATTTAATATTAACAGTTCCATGTTCATATGCTGTTGAGCTTATATCAATATCATAGAAAAATGTACTTAATGGACTTTCTTGATAACCATCATATAGTAATGATATTTTATATTTAATATTAGAATTAGCAGGGAATTCAGTACTACCTGCTGTTAATCCTGTAACAGATAATAATGAAGATAACACTGTATATCCATCTGCTGTCAATGATTTTGGATCTTGAATATTATCATCATTAAAATCATAGCCTCCAGTATTTTCTGCAAAAGGAGCTACAAACTGAGAAGATGAAGTTCCTGTTGCAGGTTTAACAGTTCCATTAGCCCATAATGATCCATAAGCATTATTGGCTGTTATATCTTCATTGCTAGTTAATGCTCTAGGTAATAATTTTGTATAGGTACTATAATTTTGCTCTACTTCTTTACTCATTAAATCTAAAGGTTGGTGAACTTGGGATCGTTGATAAGAATCACTCATTGTTTCTGTTGTTCCAGTATTTCTATAATCTATACTTTGACTTGTTATTACAGATGAATTCTCACCATCTGAAATGATATTAGAAGACATTAATAGCTCATCGTCGTATGTTAAATTATTATTATATAAATTCTGAACA